TGCAAAATCGCGGGCGCTACTACCCATGCCCGTAGTACCTTGGGCTGTGCCGTACTGTTGACCAGTTAAACCGCCTGAACTAGCAGGAGCAGCTTTAGCTGCAACTGCACGCGAACCAGCAGTACCAGCCATTTTACCAGCAGCACTAGCAGCACCTTCGTAGGCTTGTTTTAGCTTTATAGCTTCTTTTGTTTCTTCTTTGGTATTAGAAACAATATCTATACCAATCTTAATATCACCTGTTGCCATAGTTTCTCCTATTAGCAGTATTTGTAAGTAATTATTGATTAATTACTTGACGCAACTTTCATTTAATCACCATATTATAGCACAATACTCCACGGCTGTCAATGCATAAATTTTTGAACCAAATAAAAAACCCCGTAAATTTTCATCTACGGGGTTATTTTACTTTTTAGATTGCCTGCTTTCACGCATAGCTGAAAATACTTTAGAACGGGCCGCATCAAGTACAGCAAACCATTCCAAAAAGTATTTTTGATCTACTTTGTCTATTTCATATATATTTAAAATGTCTGTTAAACCAGTATAAGTTTTACCTAAGTAAACCCCATTCATAGTATCCCAGTCATCTTTTAGTTTATAGTAAATAGCAAAAATTTCTTGTATTTCAACAGGAAAATCCGATATTTCTACCGGAATTTCGGAATCAATAGGTTCACTACCTAAAGCCGCACACATTTCAAAATAAACTTCACGAGTCATTGACACTTGCGAATTTTGAAAGTATGCTTCAATCATTTCACTTATTTCTTCGCGCTGCTGTTCTGAAAGTTTCCCAAGTCAGTTACAGTTTCTGAAATAAAAGCATCAAAGTTTGAGGAATTCTTCATCAAGAAAAGTGCATTTTCTTCTGAGAACTCTAGTTCACTTTCTAGATCTTGTCCTTCTAAGTCAACTGGTGCTAGCTGCTCTAGGTAACTAAGCTTTAGGCCCTTCCAGTCTTTTACACTAGCCTGAACGTATAGTTGCAAGAATAGATCGTCATTTAGTTCTTCAACTGGTTGACGATTTTTAAAGCTAGTTTTTGTAGCTTTTTTACGAATGTTTACAAGAGTTTCGCGAGATAAAAACGCTACAGAGATTTTGAAACCCATTAAACCTGGGTATTCTACTTCAATATTTTTTGAAGGTACTAGTAGGGATTTAAGTGATAGATTTGCCATTTGGAAGTTATATCCTATTATAATAAAGAAAAATAGGGATGGTGATCAAGCCACCCCTTGTGTAAAAAACTACACTAAATTAAGCAGCGTAGTAGCGAACTAGTAAGTCACTAGCTTTTGTTAAGTCAAAGGTATTGTTTGCAGCAGTTGCATTTGGTACATAACCTTGAGCTGTAAACGCAATACTTGTAGAAACAACTTGTTGAACGTCAACAGTTGGAACACCAATACTAACAGAAGGCATTTCAAGTACTACTCTGTTGCTGCTACCAGTTGCTGGTGCACTGCCACCAATGTTAATTGATAGTGCAAACATTGGTTCAATAGCATTTGCAGTTTCTGCAAGCATGTCTTTTAGTAATTCACCAGTTTCGCCTGTAGTTCCAGTACGTAGATAAGCTGTCATATTGCCTGAAATAGCACGAGTACCTGTGTAGTATGTAACTGGTGTGTTAACAATACCTAAATTAGCTGGTGTAATATAATTAATATTGTTATTAATTGTAATAGAACCACCAGTTAGTGGTACTGTATAAGTATCACCTGCAACAACGTTAGTACCAATTGCTCTTACTGCTTTTAAGTCAACAGTACTTAGTTTGTTGGTAATATAAGCAGCATCAGTTGTTTTTACTTGATAAGTGCCGCTTGAACCAACATCAGTTGAAGTACCATTAGCAAAGCCACCAGCACTAGCAGTAACACCACTAGCAAATTGACGTAAAACTGTAGCTTGTCCAGTCCATTGTGCGGTTGCAATCTGATCAATACCAAAGTCAATAGTTACTTGGTTAAGAGCACAGTTGTCAACAGCGTAAAGTACTTGGTCAACCAAGAATAACATACCAAATGTTTGTAATTGATTTTTATCGCTTAAACCGCTAGTGGCTTGGCTGTATGTTGCGTTACTTTCGCTCCATGCTGCAGTAGCATACTTAATAGTACTTGCAGTAACTAAACTAGTTGCTGTAATTGCTGCTGGGTTATAGTTAATTAATTGAACTGTAACACCACCAACTGCGCTGTCCACTACTTTACCAACTGAGTTAACATACTTGTCATAACCTACTGGAGTTGTGCTGGTAACACCGCTTAGTACAATATAACTACCTACTGTTGGTAGGGTACCTGTTAGGGCTGTACCTGCAATAGTAACTAAACCAGTGGCACTAACCGTTACGCCTGAAACCGCACCAATACTTGTAGCTGCGGCAATATTGCTAGCACTTAATAGTGCATTCCAAAGCACAGATTCTTCAGCTGTGATCTTTGAAGTAGCATTTTTTGGGCGAATATATGTTGAAAAACTAAAGTCAACTGGTGCCAGTGAAGTATTAAAACTACGTTGTCCACGTGTTGGTGTAACACCAGCTTCATTAATAGTTACAGTTTCGTTGTTTAAGTTTTGTGAGAATGTAAAACCATCTAAAACTTGGATTTCAAATGTGTTTGAGCTTGAAAATGCGCTTGAGCTGGAGGCTTTAATTACTCCAGTTGATGTATCAACGTTTGTAGTAAAGAATACCTTACTATTACGTACTAAATTTAATGCCATAATCTTTCCTTTTATGATTATTTGACACACTAAAACATTTTGACTAGACTTTTATCTGTGCGTAGTGTTCTGGTGTCGAGGGATTACATAAGTGCATAACGCACTTGTAAGTTAATTTCACCGACTGCATAAGGCGCTAAAAGCCCTTCGTCAGTTGTTATCGAAACAACCAATATCTCAGTTGTTTCGTAATTTTTTTCCGAATCGTATACCAATTGACGATTATCATGTATAACGGTTTCAATATCTTCAAGCAGATATTCTAGATCTTGTTGAGAATTTTCACCTCGGCAGTAAACTTTTAGTGAGACGCCTAAATATGCCCAAGTAAAATCACCCGGCAAGTATTCGCGGGTTTCTGACCCTGGTGTGGCATATACAGCTGGAAAGTCGTTGACCTCATCCCAGAACTTTAGCTTTGGAAAAGCATTTGAGAAAAGATTAATGTGATAAGGCTGATTGCCGTCAATTACCTTGAGTTTTTCTGTTAGGGCTTTTAAAATTGATGTTCTACGACTCATACGGACACTGCTCTCATTCTGTTGGCTACACTTGTTTCTGCAATTTCACGAATTGACTTTGCAATCAGCAGTTTAGGGTCACGTGTTTTTGGACTACCCTGTCTGAATCCTGGTTCAAATGTTTGGTAAGGGTTTTTCATATACGAGTAAAAAGCAGTAATCATGCCTTCACGACTCTGACTCATCTTTTCTACTTTTGCTGAACTAGCAAACCTACCAGTACGGTAGTTAAGTACATTACGCTGACCACCACTACCCATGTTAGCTGAAACCACATCTTGTAAGTGTGAGTTGATTAAGTTTTGCAAGCTAGTTAAATTTATAGCACCTGTTTTAGCTGCATTTGCTGCTGCTTTGTGTTTAGCTGCTGTTGTTTTTATCTTTTGCTTTGTGTTTTTAGCATCAGCAACAGCTTTTCTAAGCTTTTGCTGATATTGTTTTTTAGCTACTTCATCTACGTAAGCTATAACTATAGGCTTAGGTAATTTGATCTTTGGACTAGCTATATTTTTTGGTAACTTTCTAGACTGTCCAAAGCCTTCGGAAAGTATTTCATCTACAATTAATTCTTTTAAACTCGGAGAACTTTTGAAATCAGCTAACTGGTTAGCAGAAAATTGATTAGAAGATACTAAAATATCTAATAAACCATTTAGAGCTTTTTGCTGTGTACTGGTTGGGTTTAATAATCCTCGAATACCTGTACTGCCGCCCTTTTGACCAGCTAATTTTTGTACTAGTTCAGCGGATTTTGAGTTAGATACTTCCGATTGTAATTCTACTAAAAATTGAGTAGCACTTTTATTATACTTTAAGAATGCAGGAGCAGTTAATGTTTTTATTTCAGCTGATTCAATATCTAACTTTTGCAAATGTTTTATTAGTACATCCAAAAAGTTTAAAGCATAATCTGCCTCTTCTGGTGCCATTATTGGACGAATTGTATCGTTTTTAGTATTTGTTAAAAAGTTATATAATTCATCGTAGGCTCCTAGTATTGCTCCAGTCATGAAACCAAATACGTGACCTTTAATCTGACCTAGCTCTCTGCCTTTTAAATATGTACCTTCACCAAAATATTTATCTAAAGTTTTTTCGATTCCGCCTTTAAACGCAACATCAGAAAACAATATAACTGGTATGCCGTCTATAATCTCTACGATAGGCTTTTTTTCATCAGATTTATTACCACTGTATTCTTCTATTAGTGCTTTAAACGCATTACTAACTCCTAGTTCTGCAGCTTTTGTTTCACTAATTGCTAGCCCTACTCTCTTACTTAAACCTAGATTTTCTAATTCGTCACGATTTTTATTGACCCAAGTTTTATTAGTTTTTGTCCATCGAGAATAATCCGCAAAATCAGGTGCTTCGTCAATACTTTGCCTTTTTTCTTTAAATATCTTTATAAAGTTTTCAGCACTCATAATTAGTAATACGCAGTATGTAAATCTAAAACACGTTTAATATGTGCAGGTAAATTAGTTGAACTAACATACTCAATTTGCATAGTATTTGGAGAAATTGATTTTGTGCTGTGTACTGCTGAGTCATTACGCATATAGTACTGTACTAAGTCTAGTGCGGCCATTTTTAAGTCGCCGGGGATAGTCTCGTAGCCTGCATTATAAGTAAAACGAAATGCGTTTACACGGGAATAGTCTTGGTAAATATAACTAATAATTTCTACAGCATCCGAATCCGGATCTACAACATAGTCTGTGTATTCTGTTAAGCTGGTATAAGTTTGGCCAAAGTCATTGGAAAACTCTACTGTTGAAACGCTCATTAATGGTGTTTCCGACGCAATAAATCGGTTATTTGGTAAACTGCGTTTTGTTTCTACCTTAAAATCATCTACATAATCAACGAATGTTCTACGGCAAATGTTTTTAACTAAATCGCTTACTTTTGGTACTACTAGTGCGAGTGCTGCATCTTGGTTAGTACTAGTAATCCCTGAATACGCTTTATATTCTGCAACGGTGATTAAATTTTGTCCCATTGTTGTATCCTTTATCTTTTATATTGATTGCATGCAACCAATATAAAAGACGGAAGCCGAAGCTTCCATCTTTATCTATAGACTACAGTCTAATCCTAAGATTAGCTAGCAGCAGCCCATGAGAATTTAGTTACGCCAGAACCTAGGTTAGAAGTAACTTGAGTCATACCAGTGCGTAGAGACGCAACTAATACACGACGTTGAGTTTCAACTAGCTCTTGAGTGTCCATACGTAGACCGCGTTGGTTACCAGCTAAGAAGTTACCTGGAGCAAAGCAAACTGCACCTAGTGTAGATAAAGTCTTAGAATCGAATTCAGCAGATACTAGAACTGGAGAACCACCAACTTGACCAATTTGACCTGTTAGCTGAGTAGCTAATGGACCAACTTTGCTCATGTCTTGGAATGTTGAATCATCTAGTAAGTCGTAGTAAACTTCAGTAGAAACTACATATACAACTTCAGCTGGGTCTAGACCCCAAGCACCTAGGTTTTTACGCATTGTACGTAGGTTAGCAACAGTAGCGTACTGGCTAGCAAGAGCAGCAGCTGTAGGTGTAACGTTAGTACCAGTTGCAAAACCGGCTAAACCTTTAACTGGGTCACTACCAGAACCAGCACCACGTAGGTAAGCACGATCAACAGAACGAGCGATACGACGAATCATAGCGTCACGAACGATTGGTAGAACAACAAGAATTGAATCTTCTTCTTCTTCGTATGCTAGGTATTCGTTAGTTGCTAGTTTGTAAGCGTTTAGTGTAATTTCTTTTAGTTGGTGTGTAGAATTACCACCAGCGCTAGCACCTAAGTTGTTGCCGGCAGTTGAACTACGATCTGGAGCAGCGCCAAACTGGCTGTTAGTAACCCATGATGCTAAACCAGCTTCTGGGTTTAGTGGCATAGTCATAACATTGGTGTTCATGTTGATCGCACGGAATAGTGGAGCAACTACTAAACGACGGCGAACCTCAGCTTCCATGTTTGTAGAAACTTCTAGTTCCCAGATACCTGATGGAATGTGAGCGCTAGATGAAGTAAGAGCACCAGTGGTAGCACTTAATGGTGTGCTTACATTATATGTAGCAGCTTTTTCCATTAGTTCACGACCGAACTTTGTGTCACCAATTGCTTTACCAGCAATTTTAGCTAGCATAACAGCCTTTTCACGATCTTCGTAGCTAACGGCTTCGCCAGTTTGCTTGTCGTTGAAGCTCATTTTTGAACGTTGAACAGCTGCTAGTTCTGCAGACTTTTCACGGATTGTAGCTTCTAGACCTTCTAGCGCTGACTTACGTGCTGAAGATTCTTCTTCTAGACGTTTTGTCATTTCAGCTAGTAAACGCTCTGCACCGTTTTCGCCAACTTGTACTTGTACAGCGGCTTTTACTTTTGCGTCAAATTCAGCAGCAGCTTTTTCAGCCATAGCTTTTTCTTGAGCAGCAGCTTCTTGTGCGGCTACTAGGGATTTAGTGGCTTGTTCAGCAGCACTTTTAGCAGCCGCAGCTACCATTTGTTCTAATTCTTTTGGATCCATTTTCCATTTTCCTTTTGATGTGCCGTTGGCGGTATCAGTGACTTCTAGCCCTTTAGCTGAGTTATCGCTGATTGCAAACTGCTGTTTAAACTCTGAGTATTCGTTGGCATCCGAGAATGCTTTAGAAAGGTCGAAAACCGTATTTTGATTGCAAGGTACCGAAACTACCGAAATTTCGACTAGTTCTAGTTCCTTTATTAAAAATACTTCGGCAGCACTATTATATTCTGCATCAAGAACCTTGAAGCCAATACTAAACGCTGTAAGTACTTTGTCTTTGATAAGGCCGTAACATTCCTCGG